CTCCTGTATAGACGCTGTAATCAACGATCTGCGGTTCAGTCATTGCCTGTCCTTTTGTCGGTACTCCGACCCTAGAACATAGATCAAGCCTTAGGTGGGATTTCCCCGAACACCTTTAAGAACGCGGCTTTTACCCAGATCACCGAGTCGGCAGCCTGTGGAGAAATCTCAATGTGGAACCACCGCCCGCCAGGTGCACCTGACACGGTTTTGCTGTCATAGTTTTTCCAAGCCTGTCGGTCGCAACGCCATGCCGCGCCGAATTCTTTTGGGAAATAATCAATCACCATTTGTATGCCCAAATCATTTGCATGCGCAATCATTTTGTCAATGAATTCTTTAGCGTTTTTGCGTGTTGCGTTTGGGTGTTTTTCGCTTGTAGTAAATCCAGCGTCCCACGCCCTGCCTGTTGCGTGAACGCTTAGAGTTCCTGGTTTCCCCTTGACGTCGCGCTGGCCCCAACTTCCGAGATTAACAAACGCACCATTCGAGTGCGCGGTCACTTGTTTTATGAACTCGTTCATGCCGGCACGAGGCGCTGGTGATGCGCCGTCAGCGTTGCCGATGTAGTCGCGTGCGTTTGGGACGCCAGCCTTAGCCTTTGCTACTGCCACGACCAAACTTCATGTCTTTAGGGTTGAAGTAGCGCAACGCTGTTGGGCAGACCGCGCCGATCGCAGCTGCTAACAATGCAGATGGGTCGGTGTTGCCTGTTACGGCTAACGCAACGACTGCAGCGAGCATTGAACGCCCGTAAGAGGCGAGTAGGGCTTTGTCACTTAGTTTCATGTGTTGGCTCCTTGGCTTTAGATTTTAACCCGTTTGAGGCCACAAGACCTGACAACGTGCCGGTCATAAACACAGTCAGCGTGGATAGAAGGTCTATGAACGCGGCGTCATTTGGTGCTTGTTTGTCTATCGGCTGGGTTACAAACATCAGCGCGTACACAAACCCGATAACAGTTATCGCAAACACGCCAGCAAGGACTATGCCTACGACAACGATTAGTCGAGCGTGAAGCTCCTCGGGTTTAAGGCGTGGTCTCATAAATTAAATCTCTTGTGCAAGTTCCAGATGGGTTGCAGATCGGTGGTTGACATTGTGGTTTTTCCCAGTTTGACGGGTCTTGGCATGGGTAACGATATGAGCCGTCATAACTACACCCAGAGCATCCCCAAACAACGACCGCTATTAACGCGGCGTAGCCGATGAGGTAACGCCAACGCACTACTTTTTCTTAGTTGGTGCTGGTGGGTATGGGTTTGCGTCTTTTATGGCTTGGACTGCAGCGTCCCAGTCGGCTTGGGTTTTTGTGCCACGTTGCCACTCAAAGAAGATCGGGTCGCTTTTCGCGATGTATTCGTTGTGGCGTGTCTGGCTTACCGCGTCGTACTGGTTTTGGTAATCAACAGTTGCCCATTGTGCGTCTAATTCTGCTTGCGTTGGTTTTGGTGACTCGTCCAACCAGTCAAGGCCGTCATAGGTGTCGCCATCAAGTGACCATTGTTTGCCGGCATAATTGGCGGTTAATACTGCTGCATAGTTTGTGCTCATGCGCTGATCTCCATAAGAGTGATGCTTGATGGAACGACGCTAAATGTCGCTGAACTGTTGGTGTTTCCTGCATAGTTGCATACAAACGTGCCTTGCGTGTTTGCTCGACCCTGTACCGAGTAGGTAGTAGCAGAGACGGTTGCTGGGCTGTCTAGATACATGATGTTTCCTGGCAGAACCGAGTGCGTCACGCCCCAGTCTGCTCGGTTATTGCTAAACAAAGCCGCACGAACTTGACTGCTGCTTGCATCTCCCACAAATGTTGTTGCGTTGCCACCTGACAATCTGACCGATACTGAGTCACCAGATGATACTGATGATGAAATGTTTACCATTGCAAAAATCAAGATTTTGCTACTTGTTGATGATGGCGTGATCGTTGCAGTTAATCCTGTGATGTCGGTAAACGTTGTGCTGGTGGTTGTAAATGTGTTGGTTTTTGCGGTGCTGACAACTTGCAAGACTCGAAACGCGCCGCGCAAAGCGTTTTGTTGTGCTGCCGTCAAAACTTGTCCTGCGACAAACGTGGCTGGAAGCGTGGTTGGGGTGGCCATAGTTCTCCTTATCCTAAAACATTCTCTGCGTCAAGTGTGCCATACACGGCGTCATCCAAGATCAGCTCGTACACGATCGTGGTTGGCGCGGTGCTGTACAAAACTCGGTGACCTGTAGAAAAATCAATGTAATGCTCAATGCCTTCAACTGACAGCTCTTGCGCCAACTCGGTTGTGCCAGCACCGCTAGGAAATGTCTTTTCAATGGTAATCGTGTCGCCAATGTCAACGGTTGCCAGCGTGTCCTTTTGGGCTGTGGTCAGCATTAGGAACTTTGTTGCCACAGACGTGTAACGCGGTTCGGGCTCTGGGTTCAACAGATAGTCGGCAGCGTCATCAATGCTTGTTTGCTCATGTAGCAGGCTGTTTGTGATGCTTGTGGTTTGAATGAAATATGTGGCAATAGATCCTGCATCGGTTGCGGTAGCGGTCTTGCCGTCTAACCCTGTTACGACCGCGCGGTTAATAACCGAGTCAGCCTCAAACGAAATACCTACCCCGTCATACTTAAAGTTGGTGCCGTCATCATGGAAATCGGCTACAGGCGCGCTCAACGTGTTGCCAATACGATTTTGGAATGTCAGTACTCCAGCACGTGACATGAATAAGCGACCGAACTCGGCTGTTTCGTTAATTTGGGTTAAATATTGCAACACGTTTGTTCCTGCCGGCACGGTGTAGTTGCTGTCGTGGCCTAGGTTGACGGTGCCTGTGGCGATGCTTCGAGCGCCTGCTGGGAAGTCAACCTCTGGTAAGTCTAGGACGGTTTCTATGCGTTCGCCTGATGTTTCGGCGGTGACGTTTAGTTCGTCTAGGTAGGTTTGCGCGAGTAGGTAAAACTGATCAGCGCAATACACGGTGACGCTGTCAAGACCTCCGAGCGCAAAATTGTAGTCATAATTGATAACGAAACCAGAAAAGATCGACTCTGGCACATTGGTTGAGCTGTAACGGATTAGTCGCACTTCGCGCAATGGTGCAAGCCCAGGCTTGGATTGCGGTGTGTCGTAGTACGGGCTGTTTTGGTCAAACGGGTTGAATATGCCGTCCACGTCTTGAATCGTGAATGTCATTGTGCCAGCGCTGAACTGATCGCCCACGTCACGGCGACCACGCCGCACATTGATGCTGATAGTTGAGTCCATGACATCGGCAAACTCGGTCGTGCCGTCTAGCACATATTCGGTGTTGTCTAATACGCCTTTTAGCGCGTCATCAAGAACAAATGCGTCAACCTGAAATCCTGTTGCAATTTGCAGGTCATAGTTGCCTGAATCAACGACCGATACGCCTGGCATTACGCCACCTGTAACTGCAACGGCCCAGCGGAACGCGAGTAGGCGCGCAAGGCGTTAACGACCGACTCACCAATTTCGGCGCTTGTGGCAAGTCCGCCTGTGACGTTGATAGTGATTCCGCCACCTGTTTGCATGCGGTCTAATGGCACGACGGCTTCTGGGCCTGCCTCGCCGATCAGGGCAAGCGTGGGACTTGACACGATGCCACCTTCGGCCATGCGCGGTAGGTTCATACGACCAGCGACCTGTGTTGCTGTGCCACCAAACGACGGCAAATTGACGTGCTGGATGGTTTTAATGTCTGGCGCAATTGGTATGGCGTTGTAGGCGCGAATAATGCCGTTGACCATCATAATCGCACCGTTGACCACGCTTTCAAACGCGCCCAAAATTCCGTTGATAATGAGATCAACACCTTTTTTAAACCATTCAAATTTGTTATATGCAACGACCAATGCAACTACCAGCAACGCCACGCCTGCCGCAATGAGCGCAAATGGGTTTAGTGCCATAGCAATGTTGACAGCGGTTATTGCAATTGCAACGCCTCCAATTGCGGCTGCAATGGCCAAAAATGCCTCAGGGTTATCTTGTGCCCATGCAGCAAAGTCATTCAAAATTGGCAACACTTTTTCAACGACTGGCAACAAAGCAGCACCAATGCTTTCTTTAGTTTCACCAATTGAGTTAGACAGGATCTTCATTTTGCCTGCAGCGGTTTCGGCGCTGGTTGCTGTAGCACCGCCAAAGGTTCCACCGAGCACGTCCATGACTTCGTTCAGACTTGCGCCTTCTTTAATCATCGTTGACATCTCTGGGCTCAATGATCGGAGCGCCTTAAAGTTGCCCTGGTATGCCTTGGCGAGCGCGTCAGCAACGCTCGCAGAATCCATGCCGGTAGCCGTGCTGATGTCCATGACAAGGTTCATGTCGTTCATGGCAATGCCAACATCTTTGGTACCGCGCACAAGTGCTTCTAACGCTTTGCGGTATTCGGTATCGGCAACGCCAGACGCTCGACTCATTGCGCTGATCTGTTTTTCAACCTGCGCGGTCTGTGCTGCGCCAGCGCCAGTCACATTTTGCAGGGTAAGCGCTAACGCGGCCTGTTCTTGTTGGTCTTCCATTGCGGCGCGTGTGGCATCGCCAAGTGCTATTGCCAAACCGCCAAGAGCGGCAGCTGCAGGCACGGCAGCCTTCTTGATTGCAAACTGGGCTTTTTCTCCCGTAGTTTCTAACTGCTTGAATTGGGCAATAGCCTTCTTTATCCCTTTGCCGTCAAACTCGCTGATGATCGGGATATTGATTGCCATTACGCGGTCTCTCTGTTCGCTTCATCCATAATTCTTTTAACCAATTCAACCATGTTTCGTTGAACAGAGTCCGCATTGCGGTTATATGCAGGCCACATAACACGTGAAGGGAGACCAAATTGCAAAGTCAAGGCTGCAATAAACCGTGCCCCTTGAGCGTTTGAACCGCCTTTTTTGCCAGCCATATCAATAATCGCTGCAGAAGGGTTTTTTTGGGTAATTGTTATGACACTTAAATTACTTTTTTTTGTGTTGATTTTTACCGTTAAACCGCTGCGTGCTTTTTGCTGGCTATACGGGAACTTTTGATTTTTGCCTTGTGTCCAATTGCGATTCATTCCAGATAATAAAGATGCAGGGTAAGCGGCTTTGGCGTCGTCAATTACTGGTTGAGCAATCTTTTTTGCATCCTTAGTTATTTCTCGGCGCAGAGATTTATCAATCTTGTTGAGGGTCTTTAAAGCATCTTGTATCCCGACTACCTGAATTGTTGCCGATACTTCCGCCACGTTATCTCCGTTTTTTGTTTGCCTCGTTAAGCACTTTAATGACCGTTGCCAAGTCTTTTGAGTCAAACACAATGTCGCTAGGCCACCAACCGACCGCGACTAACACTTCTGCTAGTTGGCGGCGGTAGGTGCCGCGTCCGTAGGGTTTGGGTCTGTCTCGTCCAGTACCGGCAGAATGTCGATGTCAGGGTTTTTGCTTAACCATTCGCGCCAGTTGTCACCAACTTGCT